GCCACTAGTCTTTAACATCGCGAATTGTCAGTACGCTGAAGAGACGCGCTGGGACATTGCTGTCATCAAGTTCCCAGTTAATTGTCCTGACCATCCAGACATTAGGAACGTCTTTGCTACACAGCAAGATCACGCTAACACCCAGTCTTTCAAGGGTGTTCTGGCGTTGCCAAGCAGAGAAGCTACTCTGTTCAAGTTTGGAGACGTTGTCATGCGACGCAAGGAGATGAGGTATAGTTCAGAGACGAAGACTTACATCACGCCTCAATTCTATGAGTATTCCTTTGAGACCGCAGCAGGAGATTGTGGTTCTCCGCTCTTTGTCGTTGACTCCAAATTGCAGCGCAAATTGGTGGGCTTCCATGTGGCAGGCTTGACAGGGAGAGGCTTTGCCCTTCCCTTGTTCATAGAGATGTTCCAGGACACTCCTGTGGTGGCCAAGGCTCAAATGGGGGGTTTTTCTTTAGATTTGGAGCATTATCTGGCTCCAGACAGTTTCGAGAAGTGCGAAATTCCGGACGGACAGTTTCTGCCTATTGGTAAGTTGAAGGAGAAACCAGAGCGCGCGACGAAGACGAATGTCTTCCCTTCGCTTGTGGCTGAACATTTGCCACCGAGCTCGAGCATTCCAGCTAAGCTCACTCCTTTTTGGAAGGATGATGTTCTGTTAGACCCAATTCAAATAGGGTTGAAGAAGGCGGGGGTACCTTGTGTCACATTGGATCAGACACGAGTGGACATGTGCGTGAGAGACTTTTCTCAGGTGCTACAGGTCAACAAGAACCAAGGACTTTGCAGGATTTTGACAGAGAAGGAGATGATCCAAGGAATTGAGGGAGAAGACTTTGCTCCCGCCATCCGGCGCACAACATCGCCCGGTTACCCTTGGAGTATGTGGAATGGAAATCAATCTGGCAAATCGAAATGGCTAGGACATGACGAATTCAAGTACGACTCGATGCTCAAGGATGCAGTTGACGAACGCGAGAGATTGGCCAAGATGGGAATCAAAGGGGCGACCTTCTGGGTTGACACTCTAAAGGATGAGAGAAGACCACGTGAGAAAGTCATGGCAGGCAAGACGCGTGTTTTCGCCGCTGGACCTCAAGACTTCACGCTTCTTTTTAGGAAGTACTTTCTTGGATTCATCGCGAACACGGAGGCAAACAGGATCGAAAACGAGATCTCTGTTGGGACCAATGTCTATTCTTTCGATTGGGCTCGTACTGCAGCAAAAGTGAGTCGAGTAGGCGATAAGGTGATTGCTGGTGACTTCAGTAATTACGATGGGACGCTACAACCTGCCATCTTGCAGGCTATACTAACGTCCAGGACTGGTATGATGACGACGAGGAGAACCAATTGGTCAGAAGAGTCTTGTGGAATGATATCGTAAATTCGATTCACATCTGCGAGGACAATGTGTACCAATGGACTCATTCGCAACCCAGTGGTTGCCCGATGACTGCTATCCTCAACTCCTGTTACAACTCTTTGTCGATGAGGTATGTTTATCTTCTCTG